AATAGTCAAGCCGTTTTGTGTTGGTTCGATTACTACTGCCTTAACACGTTTGACGTTTTCAATTTCTAGGTTGTTAATTTTGACTGACATGTGCTACACTCTCCTTATATTCATCTTTTTTTTTTTACTGATTAGCTTGCCGGCGGTCAGTCTTTTTTTGTTCTTTACCGTCTATAATTATTTGCGCTAATTCAAGCATTTCTGTCCAAAAATAAATCGTCATTACATCAGTTGTTTCCTTATTTATAAACCCTTTAATTCTTTGAACGTGTTCTCTAATTTTTTGAGGACTAGATACATACCATCCATTCTTGCATATCTCAATTATTTCTAAAGCTCGTTCGTAGTTTGCTGTTGAAGTCTCATCTAAATTAATATTGAATTCCATTAAATCACCCCTCAATCTTCAATTTCATAATGGTCAATCGATAAGCTTGTTTCATGCCTTCGTATTCAACTTTTTGGATTTCGCCACGTTCACCGCTGGGTAAAAATTCATCCAGCTCATCGAGACTTCGAATCCGCTCTTCTAACCATTCGATTAAGTTTTCATTCATCCCTCTCCACCCCTTACCTAATTGAAACAACAAGCAAAACCAGCGTTAGCAACAGCGCTACATTAAGCGTTAGTGATAAGTATGTAATCCATTTAAAGCGCTCTGACATTCAATACCCCTTCTTTCCTTCTGATTTTTGATATATCTCATCGCTTTTCGAACTGATTTAGGCTTGTCGTTTTGCTTATGCCACTCCTTCGCCATCTGCTCCATCAGCTCTAAATGCTCTTCTAGTGTCATTCGCCTTCCTCCCAATCCTCACAATTCGCATAATATTCGCGTTGTCGTTTCCATAGCGCTCGTTCGTCTGCTAGGTCATCAAACAGTATCAACCACAGCACAATGCACGCTGGAACGAATATTGTTGCCCATCTGGGCCAATCGCCACCAATCGTGATACCCATCGAGAAAATCACTAACGCCCATCCTAGCCGTTTTAATCTTGGCCAATTCATTTTTTATCACTCCTTGCCTTGTTTGATTCACAAAAATCTAACCAACAATCCCTAATTTCAGGATACTTCCATAGCTCCTTTGTTGTTGGCGAACAACTTAAAGCTATCGCTTCATCAGTGCAGGTAAAATTCTTTCTTAGGTAACTAGCGCTGTGATTAGTAATTTCAACTAGTTTTTTAATATCCACTGTTGCGTATACAATTTTTTCTGGAATCATAGATTCAATTTTTTCACGAATGCATTGTTTAGCGAATTCCACTGGATCAAAAGCTTCCATTTTTACCACCCCTTAGAAATCGTTATTCCAAACGTTGTATTTGATTGCGTACTCCTTAACGACTGCGACGTAAATTTCAATCAATTTTTTATCATCCGCTATGACGTCGACTTTTGTTAATTTATCTCTCCTACTTTTCGAAGCACCTTCATCAGCCATTCGTCTACGCTTGTTAGTCAAACGGGTTTGCAAAGATACACCTGCTCTCTTATCTACTTCTAAGAAAATCATCGATCGAACTTCTTGATGCACTTGTCCTGTATTCCCTTGGATACGAACGATTTTATTAATTAACCTATTTGAATCTTCTCGCCAATTAGTAGAATTAACACCTACGATTTCAGAAATATTATCTACTTTCGACTCAAGTTTTTTTGTTGCTAGTTCCTGATTAGCAACAGCTTGGAAAATACCTTGGAACATTTGAAGTTCTGGGCTTAAACGACTTGTGTCTGGAATATAAGAACCCGTCTTCCTGATTTTTGGCAATACATCAGTTGCTAGCCAATCCTGAAATTTCTCAGCTAAAGCGTTGTTAGCTTTAAAAGCAAGCTTATAAACCATTGCTTCACTTATGAAATCACCTTTCCCAACATCTTGGGAAAGATATTTTTTTAAATACTTATTTACCGTTTCCCATCGGGTGTACTCTTTGTTATTTTTAATTTGCGTAAAACCTAGACTTTTAGCTACTGTTTCAATATCAAACAACGATTCCCCATTTTCCGTTTTCACTTCTAATTGAAATAGATTGTTTTCAAATTTTTGATTCATTCGTTTCTCCTCGCTTTCTATAATTCGTACATCGAAATAATCGCATCGATAATTCGATTAGCTTCTGCCGAAGTATTCTTTCCGTTAATGATTAGCGATAGTTGAGCTTTGCTAATTTCAAATCGTTCAGCGATCATCGTGTAAGTTAAAAATTTGTTGTTGCTTACATACGCTTTAATTTTTTCTCTATCCTTAAGAGTTATTTCTGCAATATCAGACATGACTAAACTCCTTTCAAATTATTTATAAACAAATCCAACAACTTTACTCTAAACTTTGTTGACATTCGTAGAGTTTTATTCTACAATGAGTGCATAGTTAAATAAGACGTAAAAACATTGATTTTAAAACAATCTTGGCGGACTGGTTTTATTAATCGATAGCGTTTTTGTTGTCTTTTTGGTTGTTGAACTTGTTTACAAGAATTAGTATAGAGCAAAAACTCTAAATAGTCAACACTTAAATAGAGTTTTATTCTACATTCATTCTTGTCAGTATAGAAAGGCTGATAAATCAATGAATCCGTATGAAAAAATTAAAGAATTATCTAGGTTAAAAAAGATTTCTATTCGGGAATTAGAGAAACAATTGGGTTATTCGAACGGTTATTTTAGCAAATGGAAAAGCGTTTCTCCTAATTCTGACGGACTAACTAAAGTTGCAGATTATTTTGGTGTTAGCGTTGATTATCTATTAGGTAGAGAAGAGTTGAAAAAACCTGCTAATTTAACAGTTGAGGAGGCTTTAGCGTCTGTTATGAGTAGCAACGGAGAGCCGTTAACTGAAAACGATAGAGAAATTTTAAAGGGAATTATTGAAGCATACATTGAAAAAAGTAAAAATTAAGTAGGTGTAATGGTTGAAGAGAAAAATTAAAGAGATTATTGACCAACTCGGCGTTAACATCGAGGAGCATACAGGGCTTGACGCCGATGGTCATTACATTGCCATGATTAATACAATTGTTTTAGATGCTCAATTAGCTGGTTTAAAAAGAACTCTAGTGTTATTACACGAGCTCGGCCACGCCTGCTTGCATCACAATAACCACGAATTATACAACTTAACTGCCTCTATGCACTATAAAATGGAGACTGAAGCAGATTTGTTTATGATTAATAGAATTATGGAACGTCGATTCAACGATTCTGATTTTGACCCTGACTCTTTTAATTATATAAATTTTTTAGAGAGTTATGAACTGAATCCTAATTATGAATCCGTTGTAAAGGAGATGGTTAAGAGTTATTATATGCGCACGAAAATCGTGTGATTAAATTTTTTTACCCAACAAAAGAACATATGTTCGAAGAGAGCAAGGGGGATTACAATGAATTTTACAGATTTTAAGGAATGGCTAGAAGAAAATACCAATGGTTACGGAATATTTATTAGAAAAGCTTGCGATTTGCAAGAAGAAAAGAATAAAAAAAGAACCGGGAAGAATAAGAAATGGACCGAAGCGAGAATCACAAAGGAAGTTGAATCTATGTGGTTAACACTAGCCAAGATCGCTCACGATAAGATAAGAGCTGAAAAAGGAATCCCTGATTACAACGGGAAACAAATCTGGATTGATTTTATGAACGAAATCAACTTTATTGAAATGTTTGACGATAGCGTCAGCGATATGGAATTCGAATAAGAGGTGAAGAAATGGCTACTTATAGAAAACGAGGGAAAAATTGGGAGTATCGAATAAGGTATGTGGATCCAATAACAGGTCTGAAGGCTGAAAAAAGCAAAGGTGGTTTTAGGACGAAGGCAGAAGCAGAATATGCAGCATCAGAAGTTTTTATTGATGTGAAGGACGGTCACGGTATTGGCATCAACAAAGAAATATCCTTTGTTGATTTTAGTAATGCCTGGTTCGAGGAATACAAACCAACGGTTAAAGAAACATCCGTCAGAAGTAGATATTCTTATTTAATGGTCATTCAAGAAACATTTCAAAAGTTGAAGTTGAAAAACTTAACTTTATCCATCTACAAAAAGAAAATGGGAGAATTATCTCAGATTTACAGCAAAAACACGCTCATATCAATGAATCAGATTTGCCAAATGATTGCTAAAAAAGCTGTTAGCGACGGATATTTTAAGGCAAACCCTATCGCGAATTTTAAAATACCTTACTATCCAGATCGAGAAGAAGAAATTACGTTTTGGTCACTTGATACCGTGAAAAAATTCGAAGAATACTGTCGTCGTGATATAGCGAAAAAACGTTCGAAAAAGTTTGCGCATATCCCATTTGAAAAACAACGAGACTTAGCTATGTTTTTTTTAATGTTGTACGGCGGTTTAAGAATTGGAGAGGCATGCGCACTGTCGCCTAATGACTATTTCCCAATTACAAGGGAAATTGATATCTCAAAAACCTTAGCATCACCTAAGCAAAACCAAATCAAAAGCTCCTGGAGAATCTTCCCTCCAAAAACGAAAAATGCTTATAGAACCGTCCCGTTACCGGAAGTCGCTTATAAGCAAATTGAAATGTGGCTAAAGATGCGAAAAGAATATGTTTTACTCTTCCCTGAAGCCAAAGACTCTATTTATTTATTTTGTCAGCGGGACGGATCTCCTTTAACTACTAGAGATCTAAGATATCACTTTGACGCCATCGTTAAAAAAGCGGATTTACCTAAAATAACCCCGCACAACCTAAGACATACTTATACTGCTTTGCAGATACAAGCTGGTATCGACCCCAAATCGTTACAAATGTTATTAGGTCATGCGAGTATTAAAACCACGTTAAATATTTATGCCCATCTCACCGAAGATAAGAAAAGAGAAAACATTTCTCGATTCGACCAAATGCTTAAAAATTCTGAAAGTGGGGCAAAAGCGGGGCAAGGTGATAAAACCACGTTTTTAGCATAGCATAAAGGCCTTGCTACAAAGCTTTTTCGAAGATACTTTCGATTTTCGTATTAATTAAATCAATTAATCATGTCGAAGTATAGCATGATATAGCTTTGTAAATAATAAGTGAAACACATTTTTATAAAGTTTATGTATCATACTTTAGTATAGTTTATTAAAAAAAGCGGGGCAAAAGCGGGGCACCTTACTTTCGTTTTTACCTATGATATCTTTCATTTTATTGGCTTATCTGATAATCTTAAACTAACAAAATAAAATGGAGTGATTTTAAATGGGATTGTTTGATAAATTAAAAGACAAAGCAACTGGCCAAATGGATAACTTGAAATCAAAAGATATCGGTGGTAAAAATATCGGCGATTTAATTAAACCGCTAGAAGACGCTACCAATAATATTATGACTAATCACAAAGAAGGCAAGAAAGAACAAATTCTTGCTTTACCAGTAAAAAAACCGTTCTCTAACCAGCTAGGCTCTATCACCATTCGTCGCGACATCAATAATTACTTCTACCTATCAAACAAATATGATCCGCAAGCACCACGATATAAATTTGAACGCTTTGACTGGGGTGGCAGCTCATTTACAGAAGAAACTATCACTAAAGGTGATATTAAAACAAAAGGACGCATGGGTCAAACGTTAGTCGGCGCTGCAATCGGTGGACAAACTGGCGCTATAATCGGTGCGTCTGGTAAACGTAAAAGCAAAGTTGATACTACTTCTAAAACAACGACTACTGAAAACGGTAGCGAAGGTACTCTTTATCTAAGAAGTATTGATGTTTCTTCTATCAAAGAGGTAAAAGTATTTCTGGTTTCTTCTGAAGCTGAAAACTTGGAACGCTTTATTGCGAACGTGAATTACGAGACGCAAGAAGTTGAAGCCCCTGAATTAGATTCGATGGCGGAATTAACACGACTAAAAGAAATGCTTGATATGGAGTTAATCACTCAAGAGGATTTCGATAGCAAGAAAAAACAAATATTAGGCCTATGAAAAAGAAACTAATTAAAGAACCACCTCGTAAAATATCCACTATAATCGGCTCACATGCAACTACAAGAGCGGAACGCATTCAAGAAACAATCTTATATACTGTTGTGGCTGTTGTTGTGTTAGTTGTCGCTACATGGGCTTTACATCTTACAGATGGCTGGTTAGTAATGTTGGTTTGGGCGATTATTTTAGGTGTTTATATTTTCGCTCTTTACGATACTTGGACAAGACAAAGCACCGAAGAGAGAGAAGTGATCGATAATCCTGTTTATAGTGACGAGGAATAACACATAACGCAAAAAAGCCGGTCAATCCAATTAAGGACGACCGGCTTTTAAATTAATACATTTTATTCACTAAATTTTGGATAACTACAGGATCATATCCTGCTTTTTTAAGGTTTGCGACACGTGTTGTGCCGTTGCCCCAACCGCCAATCCCACGATAAATTTCATTGGCGATAACTTGATTTGTTTTTTTCTTCGGTGTGGTTGTGCCTAACAACTTTTTATTGACGTCATCTTGCACCTTTTTAGCGTTGTAACCCGCTTTCGTTAAGCGATTGATTCTGTCTTGACCACTTCCCCATTTCCCAGCAATTACTTCGTCACGGATTGCGGTCGCGGATAATAATTTAGGTTTTGTTGGTGCAACTGGTTTTGGAGCTACTGGTGCCGGTGTTGGTTTAGTGCTAGTTGTAATTTTTTCACCTGTAATTGCTTCGATTAATTCTTTTGCTAGTGTATCAACATTTTTAGTTAAACTCTGGATTTCCTTATCGTTTGTGATGAATCCCAATTCTAGCAAGCGGTAATTTTGCCCTCGTTTAGCGTAAACGTTTAGGTTTAATAAATTATCACGTTTATTAATGCCTTGCGTATTTCTAACGGAACCCCACCAACCAGCATATTTTTTAATCACGTTGGCTAAAGCTAAATCTTGTGCATCTGGATTAAACCCTGTTGAAATGATTACGTGACCGCCTGTTGCTGTTTTGTTACTTGAGGCATCTTCATGGATTTCTGTCACGCTTGCAACTTTAGGGGTGGTGTAAGCCCCTTTGCCTAGTTGAGATTCTTGGTACATATCTTTTGTAATATCGTAAAATGTCACTTTGCTATTTTCTAACAACGCAGCATATTTCTTTAATGCTGGTAATAAGACTTTCCGATTCCAATCTCGTTCGTTAAGACCTAATTCTTTATTTACTCCGCCTGGGTCGTTTGCTCCATGGCCTAATACGATTAAATGTTCTTGCATGATTATTCCTACTTTCATTTTTTATTTTCGCACTATGAAATCGCTTTTACTTTGGTATACTTTCCTTAACGGCTAGTGGTCAGCCGATTAAATTAAGGAGGTGAAAAGAATGGATAAATTAAAAGAATGTCCGTTTTGTAAACATGAATTAGGTAAGTTACAACCTAACAAAGGAGATACTTTCTTAATTCGTGAAGGTGATTCAAAAACAGGTCAACTATTAGAAGAATACATGCCTGTACATCTTCTGGCGTGCCCTAATTGCCAACACGGGTTCTTTCTTTTTAACGATGCATCTGTATAAAAGGTGATGCGGTAATTTTTTTCCACTCGGTTTCTTTACTTTTGATTCCGAGTGCTTTTTTTAGTTTATTCCACATTTTATTCCCTCCTAATTTTTAATAATAAAAAGGACTAGCCTTTGCTAATCCTCTTTGTTGTAGTTATGACTCGATACGCCAATCAGACCACCGATAAACGTTGCAATCAAACCGATTACTGTAACAATCGTTTCGGTATTAGCAAGTAATCCGGTTGCTCCAAATCCAGCAATTAGCGTCATTAACGCCGGTGCAAAAATGGTTACGAGGTATTTTAAAAAGTCGTATGTTTTGTTTGATAGTTTCATATTCTCAACCCCTTTCCCTAAAAAGCGTTTTTAATTGCTCATCGTGTGAGGTCAACTTTTCTCTGTGGTCATCCATCCGTTCTTCGTGCTTTTCCAGCTTTTTGTGCAACAGCTGTCGATCCGTCTTACTCGCTTCCAGGTCGCGATTTAATAAATCTAAACTATGACTCATTTTTGTCAGATTTTCTGTAATCTTGGTAAAATTGCCCATTATCGGACGGATGAAATAGGCTACGAGTGTAACTATCGTCATAATAGCTCCCGCCCAAACCGCAACCTCTCTAATATCTAACATATGCCACCTCCATCAAAATATTAATTTCCCGAATACCCAAAATACAAAAACCCAAAATAATAGACTGCCTATAATAATAGACAGCCATACGATCCAATTTGGTAGTTTATTTAGTAAATTCAACATTTAAACAGCACTGATACGGTCTTCTACACCGTAAACATACGTTTGAAATTCTGCAATATCCGCTCTGCACTGCGCTTTATTTGCGTTGTATAAATCAGCATTTAAAATGCTTTGGCTAAATGTCGTAGCGTCTGAACCGTCTGACACGATGTTGGATGACAGATACACCACTTGCACGTTTTCGATTTCCACTGCTCCTGTAACGGTTACTGATTCTTTAATATTGATTGCCATGTTATTTTTCCTCCTCTAATGATTTTTCATATGCTTCAATTAAATCAAATAACCCTTGACCCATCTTAGCGTCAATGTGACCTTCGTAATTCAAGATATAATCAATTGCTGGTTTGATGTCTAACGCAAATTCACCGTAGACAATTACAGCTTCCATATCTCCAAGTTCATTGATTTCCTTTTGAGCTTGCTTAGTGTTCGCTTTATCAATCTTATAGTTCCCGCCGTCCAACTTGATTGGCTCACCGTCTGCATCTTTTTCCGCGTGGGTTTCAATTAAGACCTTCTCGTCTTCCGCGTATTCCTCAAACTTCTTATTAATCAACTTCAGTAGTTTATGCTTAGCTCGATTAGTCTTAAAGTCATTTGTCGGCAAGTCACGCAACGCCTCTCCTACGATGATCAGTTGACGATTTTGTAAAGTAAATTGTTTCAAAATAATCTCTCCTTTATGCTATTTTTTCTAGTTCTTCAATACGTTTCTTTAATCTAAATACCTCAGTTTCTAAAGTATATAGTCTCTGTCCATAACTCGAGCTATTCGCTATTAGTTTTATTACTTTAAAATTCACCTCATCGGCTATCTTTGAGGCTTTAGTAGCAATAACGTCAAGTTCCTGAATAGCTTTCCAGCCTAGGGAATTCATAGCGTACTGTTCAACCCCATCACCATCGATTATCTCATTTGGTGTATTATACCCTTTACCGATGACCAAACCAATGCGAGTTTTCAATCGTCCACTCTCAAGTTCTGATTTTAACTTATAGTCATAAATCGTAGATTCTCGAATTATACTTAATGCACTGTCTGTGTATTCCTTAATATCGGTTTTGAATTCTTCCATAGATCCTGTTGGAAATGACGATGCTCTAACTGGAATATAGGTACTTGTCGTACCCGAAACTGTAGCTCTAACCTCGCCCCCGCTAGTACCTCGTACATACATGTGTGTCGCTGTAGTATCGATCGCAGTAGCGTAAAATACACTTGCTCGAATGTTTTGAAACTGATCTGTAGTTCCAGGTCTAGTAACTCTTAGTTCACCACCAGAAGCCGGTCGAACGTAGATGTGCGTACCACCTGTTAGACTGTTATCGTCCAGCGTGTTTGCAAATATACCACTAGCTCTCAACGATTGGTATGCGGTAGTAGAACCACTACCTGTAACTCTTACTTCTCCAGTTGAAAATCTAGGTCGTAAATATAAATGACTTACCGTGCTAAATGGCGTATTGACATTAACATAGTTACCAACAAAGCCTTCAGCTCGAATCGGTCGATATACATAATCCGTAACCGCACCCCCACCTGGAGTACTGTCATACCTAACTACCCGGACCTCTCCTCCCTGAGCCTCTCCTTCAGTTCCATCAACTCCACCAGTTCCAAGATAAATATTGTAAGTGTTAGTACCAATGATGCCGGTATTAATAACCGTCTGGTTGAATTGTGACCTTAATGTACCGTTTACATTGTATATATCTACTCCGGTTTCATTAATTTCGACACGTCTGCCAGTTGCTGTATTTCTGAATACTGCGTTTTGACCTTGTACGCTGAATTGACCAGTTGCTGACGTTGAAGATATGACTAATCCATTTACCGTTCCAGCGTTAATCTTGTTCGCATCCAAACTAACAATCTTAGCACTACCTATCGTCGCATTGGCAATCTTAGCTCCACTTACCGCTAGGTCCGCAATATGTGCAGTCTTGATTACACTGTTGTCGATGTACGTATCGCCTTTAATTTGAATCCTCTTACTAGCGATCAGGATGGATTCAGGGCTTAAATTAATCTGTGAGATCAGTTCACCTTTTGTTACACGCAAGTTAAGTTGTTCTCCCAAACTGTTAATTGCTGAAGTATGCCCATTCGCAAGCTCTGTCGTTTGCGTCCACTGATTTGCGAGTGCCGTAACCGTCGTTTTATCAGCATAGGTATTAGCGACCGTCGTCTTGAAGCCGCTTAGGTTTTGCTCGAGGGCTGAGAAAGCTGTAACTGTTGTGTAATCTTCTGGTGCTGGTGACCAATCCGTAGCTTTGTTACCTTTTTCAATTTTAACACGCCTTATGATTGGAAAGTTACCAGTGTCATAGGTGCCGTAAAATGCTAACATTGCCCTTGTTTCAGTAGTGTTGCTTAAACTAGGTTTTAATCCTTCAAACTTAAACCTCTGATATTCTTTAGTTACACTCACACCAGCATATACAAAACTATATTTAGATCCGTTTCCATTCTGCATATATACTTGTATAATACTTCTTTTGGATATATCTGATGACTTCAAATCTAATGATAATGAATACACTTCATTTATTCCATGTTCATCGAAGATAGGCGCTAAGTCTGCAAACTGAACAAACTCTCTTCCTCCAATAGCACTAACTTCTCTATCACTGTTTTTCAGTAAATTCCGACCACCAATTTCCATACCCTCAAGGTTGTTTTTAACCTGTGTAACGGTACTGTTCAAACCACTATAACTAGTTTCTAACAGTCCAATAGACGTAGTATGCCCGTCAGTCTTAGTGGTTAAAGTAGTGACTTTACCATCAGTTACCTTAATACTAGCCTCAGTGGCAGACACTCTACCAGTTAATGTATCAACTGCTGTTTGATTTGCTTTGAGCGCAATTTGACCTGCTTGAGTGGTGATCTTACCTTCGGCAGTTGCAACACGTCCAGTAAGCGTATTTACGTCTGTTGTATTTGCCTTTAATGCAATTTGACCTGCTTGAGTCGTAATATTGCCCTCAGCAGTAGATACCCTTCCAGTTAATGTCTGGACGTCCGTACTGTTGGCTTTCAATTCAATTTGACCAGCTATAGTACTAATCGAACCCTCCGCATTTGTAACCCTTCCGGCAATAGCGTCAACCGTTGTACTGTTGGCCTTACTCTCAATCAAAGTTGCATGTTGTGAAACTGTAGTACTTAGGTTTTGATTCGCCGTTTTGACTTCCAAAGCAGTAACTAGAGAATCATTTAACGCATTGTCTAATACTGGTGTGGATGTTGTAGTAGCGCCATTACTGTAAGTTGTAGCAACCCTAACCCAATAATACTTACCACTACTCCACACCGGGACCGTAGCTAACCACGAACCACCAGTCTGAGTAGATTTACTTGTGGACAGGTAGAACTGTTGTTCCACACTTGTGATTGTAGGTGCGTTAGCCCCAGGATCACCTTTTAACCCTTGGTCTCCCTTAGCCCCAATCTTACCGACTGAGTAGCTCACAACTGATGTATTATCATTCAACACAATGGTTGTTCTGGTCCAAATATAAACATCAGGACTTGGCGTAGCGTGTGTAGATGCCCATCCAGTAGTTGGAGGCGTATTACCATTTGTTGACGTAGCGTAGGCAACTGTACTTGATTTAAAGGATTTGTTAAAAGCCTTGGTTGCATTAGTAAGTGCTGTACTAGCATCTGTAACTGACGTATTAGCTTTCGTTAAAGCCTCTTGGGCATTGCCTTCAGCCAAACCAGCAAGTCTTTTAGCATCCTCAGCTAAGGTTTTAGAGAACCCTGCATCTAGCTCAGCCTGAGTAGCTTTGGCTAATGTAGACTCAATATCAATAACGTTCTGAGCAATATCTTTTTCGGCTTGGTCGATTTTATTTTCTATCTCTCCAGGATTAAAAACAGGTTTCCACTCGTAACCATTCCAGATGCGCATGATTTTTTTATCACCGTCAATCTGGAACCACATATCACCGATAGCAGTAGCTGTTGGCTCATCCGGTCCTTCAAAAACCGTAGTCTTTCCGTTAGCGGATACCCAAGCCTTGTTAGACGTTGAAATGGCGCCTTCGAGACCTGCTTGAATTTCTTTCCTAAAATCATCGTCTTCTTTTATGGATTTTCGGATGATATTATCTGAACCACAAGAAACTTTATGGTCAATGATATTACCGTTCGTATCGTAACTAGTTTCATACGACATGATTCTGATTTTTTGCTCAAAACCCAAGTCTTTGTTGATGGCCATAATATAATCGCCCTCATGGGGTTGCTCATATTCATAGCCAGCTTTCGTTAGATCCTCCATATCGATATCAACTGATATACCGTAAGACGATTCAACATCGTTTTTTAAACGGGTTTCAAAATTCGAAGCGACTTTATAGCGTTCATCAACAATTGGATCACCTTCAAGTTTTCCGTAAATTGATGCTAACGGACTTAAATACTCGACTTCCAAGCGTCCTTTTGAATGGTCATCTTCGTCAACCCAAGCGCCGAATCCCTTTTTGTAAGTAATAAAAGAGCCTGGGTCCTTTTCGATTCGCAACTCATTAAGGTTGAATCCCTTTTTGACAATCGTTGATAAATTGGAACCGACCTTTTCAAGTATTCGAACAACTTTACCGTTGACTGAAAACTCAACGCCAGTATCAGAAATAAACTCCTTGAATAAATCAAGTCGATTACGCATTCCGAAGCTTTCTTTTTCAAAAGATGGAACGTTTACTTCTATTAGATAGGAATAACCACTACCATTAAAAATTAAATCCAAATAAGCTTTTGCCGTATTCGAACCATTCAATTCGCTGTAAACAACTTTCTTGTTCAAATCAAAAAAGAATTCGTGGACCGCATCAAATTCAACAACGATTCGATTGCCTTCGTCAATTGGATAAACGTAAGTTAAGCAATACTTTTCGTTTTCAAATTCTAAGCGCCAACCACGCCCGATTCCCTCAAGAATTTCATCATTTGTATAAATGGTTCCCGATAAGGATTTTTCACCATTAACACCTTTGGTTTTCTTACATTCGACAATTGCCGAATGTTTAATGCCTTTTTCATCAATAAAATTTATCACTCAATCACCCCCTATTTATAGAGTTCAACAAAGTTTAAAAGTTGAATCGTTCCCTTAAAATTTGTTGTTACTGTGATTTTTTTCGTTGCTGAAGGCTTTAAAATAAAATGTTCATAGTTTGTTTTGTCGTTGACGTTAAAAGCGTTAAGCGTTGTTTCTACGCCTTTTAGTAACAAAATATCGCCGCTTGCTAATGGTGTTACAGCTTGATAGGTAAATGTGATATCACCAATCTTTAAATTAATCGCACCGCTTTGCGTAGCGTTTGAGACAAGTTTTACCGTCCAAGGCCATTCCAATTGATTGCATTTCGCAGTTCCTTTATAGTCAATCGATGTGGTAACCATCACGTCTTTAGGTAATGTTTCACCAAATGGCAATTCTGCTGTTTCCAAAGTCATAACAAATCGCATTCGCAATCCAGCGTTTGTTTTTCCGAGGAACGTGTACTCAATTTCATTTTGCACAATAACTTTGTAACGGTATTTGTACGCTTGGTGAGGGATATTCAATAGATCAATATCTTTTGTCTTTTGACCAGGCAACTCATAGGCGTATAGCTCTTGTGTAGGAATCATTTTTGTAATGTAAAAAGGCTCATCATTACTGATAAGCCCGTTAATTTCATCTTTCTTTTCTTCTAATGCATAAGCCGACGGGACGATAAATGTTCCCGTCACACTGATTTGCTTCGATTTATGAACAGCGCCGTTAAAAATATAGCCGCTTCGATTCGCAACCTCACGACGATTGGCCACAACCGATGGCGAACTGTCCTTAAAATCCGTCACAAGTAATCCGATGGAGGAAAGTCTTGTTTCAACTCCATCTTTTAAAATTAAAGCATCCAACTGCTTCCCTCCTATTCAAAATACTTATCTTTGTTTTTATCGCGTGCTTCTTTACGTTTAACAGTCGTGTAAATCTTATCGCCTACAATTTCATTGTGGACGTAAATATCTTCTTTCTTCAATTCGGAATATTCTACAGCTTCGTCCATCTCGTGTGCAAAAGTGCTAATGTTACGATTCGTAAACGTCGCGTCAGCAACCATTACCGCTTCCGCTTGATACTGTTGGCCACGAATCACGTCGCCGAATGCGTTGGCTTGTTTTTGGACGTATCCTAACATGCCGTACATCCCTAAACCTAAACCTTTACCTAGCATTTCACCCATCCAAGTGGTAATCCTTGAAGGTGAGTGGATATCTAAAGCACGTTGAAGCGTACGGCGAACGTTTGAAGCGATATTATTAGCTACTGAATAGATATATCCAGAAGAACTTGAAAGCCCACTAGCTAGCCCAGCGCCCGCATAGTAACCGATATCAGACATCGAACTTGACATGCTTCTAAAGATTGAAGTAACTCTCATAGCCGTTGAACTTGCTGAAGCGGTAATTTGACTCATACCACTTCTGAAGGCACTAGCCATCGAATTCCCACTACTACGAACGGTTGAAACGGATTGATTCATCGAACTTTTAACAGCGTTGTTAACTACTGTAAAGCCAGTCTTAACCGAATTCGATACATTTTGCATTGAGCTTTTCGTTGTTTGCTCCATAGATTTCATGGATTGTGTAACGCCTTTGCTCATGGCATTAATATCTTTCGTGGTATTTTGATTGATTTTGGCGGTACTTGAATTAACGTTTGATGCCATGGAATTAGCAGCGCTTGTTGCACTACTTGTCGCTTGGTTCATGTTCGTCGCAACGCTTGACTGCACGTCAAACATTGAATCGCCTACATTTGACGCCATCTTAGCATAGTCGCTTGTCATGCCACTATTTGCTTGTGTTGCGGCACTTACTGCATCGGTCGAAGCAATACTACTTAAACTAGATACGCTTGATTGCATATCAGCCATTGAAGAACTTACGCTACTGTTTGCAATATCAAAGCTACTTGCTACTGCTTGTGTAGATGATTGCGTTGTCGCATCCATCTCTGAGCCTTTAGACTTGGAATCCCCAGTGATCGTACTCCATAAATTACCAAATCCATTTTTAATGCCATCCCAAGCACCTTTTAAAACACCAGGTATTGCTTGTAACACACCACTAGCTAAAGATTTAACGATATCCCAACCTGCTATTAAAATACTTGGCAACATGGTAATAATCGTCGTGATCAGCGACATGATGATTTGAATACCGCTTGAAATGATATTCGGTAGATTTTGCACGATACCACTGACTAACGCTTGAACAATTTGGACTGCCGCTTGTAAAATCATTGGCAAGTTTTGCACAATAAAATTGCAAAGCGATTGGATAATCTGTACTGCGCCATTTAGCAACATTGGAATATTTGCCATCAATCCATTGATCAACATCAAAATAGCGTTTAATGCGACTGGCAATAATTGAGGTAGCAATGACGTTAAACCATTGATTAAACTTAATAAAATCTGTATACCTGTTTGAATAATCGTAGGCAAGTTAGAAACAATATTCCCAACAAAGGCCATTAAAATCGTTTGAACAGAACTAACAATTTGAGGGATATTTGCGATAATCCCATTCACTAAGCTTAGGAGTAAATTCATCCCCATCACAATTAATTGTGGTAATGCACTAGCAATCGACGTTAAAACAGTTGTAACAATTGTCAGCGCTGAACTAATTAATGATGGTAAGTTTTGTGCTACGCCACCTACTAGTGAACCGATAATATCTACACCTGCTTGTACAATCAATGGAAGCATCGTAGCAATCGTATTCGCTAGTTTGCTGATTAATTCCGTTCCGCTTGTAATTAATTGTGGTAATTGTGACGTAATACCTTGCACGAATTTACTGATCACTTGCGGACCTTTTGTAGTGACAGTTTGTAGCATCGAATCTATTTCAGCACCGAATTGGTTATTGACTAAACCTAATCCTGCCACAACTAAACCTAAAATTGCAGCTGGACCAACAGCAGCTAAAGCTAATTTAACAATAGCTCCCATTGCAGTTGTCATGCCACCTAATGCACCCATTCCCACGCCTGAAGCAGTCGCTAAACCACCACCGACTCCAGGGATAAGAGAAATTAATCCACTGATACCACCCGACAACGCTCCTAGACCTGCACTCATCGGACCTGCTAACATTCCGGCAAATCCAGAGAACCCCATCATTAATCCAGTAACGGCAGGTAACGCACCGGCTAACGCTAATCCAGCGCCTAACGTGGCTAACAATGGCATAATCGGTGCAATTGTTTTTTGAACTAACTCGAATTTACCGGACACTGTGTCAATTTTGCTGAAATTAGCAACGAAATCATTGACAGATTTTGTTGCTTCAGTAATCAAGTCAGAAGCTTTTTGCATAGCTTTTAGCAATGGATCAATAAATGGTTCAGCAACCGCTCCAGCGAACGTTTTGACAGATGACATTAAGTTACCCATCACGTTTTCCCATTCGCCCGATTCACGAGTCGCTTGACCAATAACACCATTTAATTTCTGCACATCTTGAATATATTCAAGTAAGTAGTTGGATTTCTGCGCTTCGGATAAATCCTCGAATGAACCGCCATACTTACTGTTATAAGCAGCGCCAATTTTAGTAAGGTTCGTATTGATTCCAATAGCGTCACCATTTTCAAAGTTCCCCATCAAGAAACCTTTTAGACTTGCCGAGGTATCTTCAATTGATTTATCGTAATAAGCGGCACTATCCGCTGCAATTTCCATCGCCGTTGACGTTGTTTCCAACGCTTCTTTTGCTGTCTGACCAGTACCTCTAAAATAGGATTGGAAGCTAGACATTGGCTGTTTAATACGATTCGGCAACATGTTCCACTGTTTTGACATTTCGTTGACAGCTTTGTCAGATTCTTTCGTAATTCCTTTGAAAGATTGACTATACTGTGCTTCAACCACTCGTAAATCAGTAGCTGCTTTTATGGCATATACTCCAAAAGCACCGCCTGCCAACGCCAACGCTTTGCCGGTTGAAGAAATAACTCCTGATGCTGTCCTAGAAAACGAAGAATTGATTTTACCTGAAACAGCAACGGCTTTATTTGCCGCTCTATCAAGCCCGTTCGTTAGGTTATTAGCGATTTTCGAGCCGATGCCAATCGTTTTAGCGGTGATGCCATTTAACGCCTTAGCGATTAAACTAGCCCCATCTTGCGACACTTTGATCGCTTTGCTTATCCCGTTCCGAATGGGTTCAGGAATTTTTGCGCCGATGTTAGAAATCACACGTTGAATGGCACCGCCTGCTTTGTTAAACGGAGCGACCAGAGAAGTACCCAGACCGCTTAATTTGCTGGAAATTGTTGTGCTTAGTTTGCTCATGATGCTACCGACTTTAGCAACAATACTGTTCGTACTGTTGCTCATATTTGATGTCACTTTACTCATAGCTGACGTTGTGCTATTGACAACTTCGCCCATAGCTTTTTTATAATCGCCAATATCAGCACCAATCAACGCTTTTATTGATCCAGTGATTTCAGACATTCACTCACCTCCTGTTTTTAAAATACTCCAACGCATCAAGTGCTTTAGATAAACGATTATCTTTCTTAGTTTCAATCGTTCTGTCAAAAGCCTTCTTGATTCGTGATTCAATTGCTTGCTTATTGATGATTTTTTTCATTTGTGGTTTTTTAGCGTTCATAATGTACCGCATGTTAAAGCCGAAAATAGCGCTTTGCTCCTGTTTATCAAGCTCACGCAATGCTAAGCCTTCTAAAATTGCTTCCAGTTCCCACATGTAACAATTCATGATTAAATCAATATCTGTTAGTCCTTGTCGGGCGCAGTTAACGATGAGAGTTCTTTCTTCACTCTGTCGATGAGTTCTGTCAGTTTTTTGACTGCTAACTTGCTGTCCTCGTCGCTCTTCGATTCGGTGTACTCCCTCGCTAATTCGAGATTTTCTAGATACTTGCGAATCTTCGAGACGAAAAAACCAGAAGCTAACATTTCTTCTTTTAAGTCTTCAAAGATTTGAGCATATGCTTGTTCTTCCGTGACTTCATCGTCAACTAAGTTTTCAACATATTCACCAATCGCATCTAATACATCATTTTCCGTAAATTTGTCGTCCATCAACTGAATGATATTAATCAGCGCTGCATCTTCGCCTTCTAACACTTGTGTAAACAAAATACCCGCTCCATCGTTTTGAGGTTCGCCATTTTCATTCTTCGTACCTAATTTTTTATTAGCCTTAAAATTCAAACGGTAATTAAATTTAATTTCTACATCTTTTTTCTTCACTTTAATAACAAACGCCATGATGATTCCTCCTAATTTTCAAATAAAAAAAGAAACGGTGGTTAGCCGTTTCCTATGCTTTAGTAATACTATCGTAATCACCAGTTGTTTCGCCTGGATTTTGATATTCGTAAAGGGCATCAATCGCTGCAATGTCTGCATCAGATAGTGGGAACTTACCATCTTGTAATTTACCGATGATATTTAGCGTATAAGAGACTTCCACTAAGTCATCACCGTCTGAGATTTCAACTTCATCAGGCATACCGTACCCGAATTCAGCAGGATATAACTTAGTGCCTTCTGGCGTCGATGCAGTAGCTACCGTTTCATCAACGATTACGCGCCAAACTTTCACTGTTTCGCCGTTCTTCTTAGCGTTTTTCACTACGTTAACCGCTTCGTCTTTTGGCACAAAGTATTGCGTCAAATCAATGGAATGTTCATCTGTTGACTTGATGATGATACGCCCCATTTTAGTTTGTTCGTCGATGTTTTCTCCGCCATACGTAACGCCGCCTTCAGTTTGTAAAGCTGGTAACAACGCTGGAGATCCTAATTCAGCGGTCACCGATTGGATGAAGTACCACACTTTTTTCGCAACTAACGCTTTACCTGTTGTTTTTGTAATTGCCATAATTTTATTCCTCCTAAATGATTAATTCTGATACGTTAAACACTATGTGATAGACTTCTCGACCGATTGAATTATCAATCATCACTCGATGCGTAACACGCTTATTTAACGCTATTTTTGTTTTAAATATTGCTTCTTCTAAATCGATTCGACTTGCAATTGGATAATACAAGTCAATTTGTAGATTTGTATCAACGATTGCTGGACCCGTTTTGGCACTCATTGAATCATCACCACTGTGAGCGCCAATCACATAAAAAGGCTCCCTAACCGTTGAGTCAGGAAGCTTGAATTGTACAGGGATGTTCGTTGCGGCTAATCGTTGTTCTAAGTCAATTAAAAAATTTGTCATTGGAGAGTACATACAATCACCCTCTCATTATTTTATTTAAACGTTTTTGCAACAAGGGCCAATCTGCTTTTAATGCCGGAAACAAGAATGGTTGTGCCATCATAAAGCGCGTGCCCAGTTCGATGAAAATTGAATACTCTACTGGCGAAACAACTTCTGCTACCATACTGCGAACGACATTAGCGTAAATATTATTCGAAAGCCAACCAGTATCGAAAGGTGATTGCTGTTTAGATTTTTTCTCAATGCGCAAACTAGACAACTTAATTTCTCTATCTACTGCCTGTTCAACTTGAGCCGGTTTCTTTTGCACCGCTTTGATATATTGGTTCAAGCCAACCATACGTACTGTTCTACTCACGTCAAAATCACCACCGTAGAATTACGATGGAATTTCTTACGGTAAACAGACCGCTCAACTCCATCGTATTCAATCGAACCAAAATTCTTGTGAACACCTTGAATATGCAACTTAAAAGCATCATCGTTATACTTGCCCCAAATACCCATTTGTTCATCGTTTGAAGCGCTTGTTTTAGCACATGGGTAAACCTTCGGAACTTTCGTTACACTACCGCCCAGAGGGCCAGGGACGTGAACCTCTGTGATGAGCGTAACCCGTTTGTTGTAATTCAAATAAACCGCATAACGCCCATACCAGCACGAATTTTAGGCTTGGTATGCTCGTTAAAAAGCTCTAGATATTCATCGAGATAGGAGGTTTCCCACGAATAGGATTTACCTTCCTCGCTATCAGACGTTGTCCCCTCACTATTACGTTTGTTAAAACGTTTGATAGCAACGTCACGCTGAATATATTCAAATTCAACTGGAATGGCGTGAATCGGATCCGTGCCATTCCTTTTTGCGAATTGGTTAAGTGTTGTTAGGATTCGTTGTTGACTATCATCAATAACGAGAGTTAATAACGAATCCTGCAGATTATCTTGAATACCTAACAATAATTTGATGTCTTCCATCATAAGGAATCACCTCTTATCCTGCTGGTTGTGTAACAGGCGCTGCTTCAATCGTTGCTTCTACAACACCTTCAGGAACTTCCGCAAACAATACTAAAGCGCTCATAAATAACGATTCTAACGTTGCATTAGTCAATGTACGATCACGTGCAATCCCGATTAAGCCTGTTTCATCTACGAAATCAGCGAACAATCCACCTAAATCAGATGCATTAATATCTAAGTAAGCAAAGACAATGTTTTCAACGGCTGTTGAGTAGACTTTGCCTTCTGGAATAGCATTTAACACAATCACATTCGCTGTACCTAAGAAATTTTTAAGTAACGTCATGCCAAATACATTTGATGCATCAGCAAGAACTTTAGAATCACCTAAATATTCCGCTACATCCATTGGGTTAACGAATGAAACGAAATCTTCACCATCGAACTCTTCGAACGTGTTTAATTTACCCCAAGATTTCGCTAAAGCTTTTTGTAAACCAACTTCTGAAATTTTTTCAGGTGCAGTAGCTAAGTAAGTAACGAAATTTGTTTTCAATTCGTTTTGGATCCCACGTAAAATTTTATTGTCCGCTTTATCAATCGCCATTGAAGCACCATGACGAGCGATTGCTTCTGCTGAAACAATACGACGGCGTTTGCTGAATTTCACTACGTAATCTTTTGCTTTAGCGTAAGTCGCTTTAGATACTGGAATATCTTCACCTTCAGCAACATCACCTGATTTTAAAGCGGTAGTCCACTTGTACGTTTGAATCTTCATATCTTTTGATAACGGTTCTTTACGAGTGACTCCTAATAAAGTAAGTAATTCTTTAATACCTACTTCAAATCGGTTAACAAAGTCAATCGACTTAATTTCACCTAAGTCAGCCATTTTCGTTAAGTCTGGGTTCGCTGCAAAGTATTGTAAATCCATTTTTAATCTATTCTTTTTCATTTATAAATTCCTCCTAAAATAATTCTCTATTTTGTGCAATTAATCTTTGACGCTCGCTTGAATCTTTTACCTTCATGATGTCAGCTTTCGTTAAAACTTCACCTGTGCCACCGACGCGCGTTTTTGTTTTGCCTGCTAAACGTTCATTGACTTTTGCTTCAATCGCTTTGTCCCATTCAGCGCGCAACGCTTTAACATCTGCCAAGATTTCTTCTGCTGAATCACCAACGATACGATTAGCAAATTCTGCCGGCATACCTTCAGCGACTAACTGCTTGCCTTTTTCGACAAATAATTGATCCTGACGAAACTTTGCTTTTTCAGCTTCAAACTCTTCTTTTTCTTTTTGAATCAAAGCTTGTTGACGCTCTTCTTCGGATAGTTGAGCTAATCGAGCTGCTTCGCTTTTTTCGGATTCTAGTTTCTTGGACCAGCTTGCGTGTTTTGATTGGATGATTTTATTAACATCCTCATCATCTTTGAAGCCAAATTTATCTTTGATTGACGCTAGTTGTTCTTCGTTTAATTCATCTAAATTGATTGCAGGCGTTTCAGGAGTTTCCGGAGCGCTACCTTCGCCACCCTCAGCAAAAAATTGTAGATGCATTTTCATTAACTGTTTCTTCTTCATTATTGTGACTCCTTCCATATCTTTTAACGTGGATAAATGCTTGCACGTTTCCATAGCTTTTTACGTCATCAATGCTTGGACAAAATAAAAAGACTAACAATCGTCAGTCTGGATTGCTATTTAACGGATAGTTGCGAGATATGGATCACTTCCCTTCTTGCTCCTCCAATTTTTGAAGTTTGTAAGCCATGTTATAAAACATTAGCAATACATGATTAAGTGGGATTTTTTTCATCGGACGCCACCTCCTGCAATTCCTTTTGATAGCAATCAGGCGGTTTCTTAATGATTTTTTGTATGTAACGAATCGCTAGTTGTTGCTCATTTTTTGTCATGCTTTCGAAAAATTTTAGTGCATCATTTCGGTTTACGTTTTCCATGATGTTCACTCCTTTAGTTTTTAACCTCAACTTTAAAGTATCGTTCAAAATTGTCATCAATATCGCTGAGAAACCATTTCTTAAATTTAACACCGCAACTTCTATTCAAAGACAAAACAACATAAAACAATCCCCATGTGATTTTATAACGCATTTTCTTTTTAACAGAAATAACAACGCTTGATTTACTTTCCATGATGTTCACTCCTTTTTATTCAGCTAATTCATAAGTCGCTTCAAAAATATCTGGCTTGCACGGATAAAACTCGCCTTGAACACCTTTGATGATGTAATCGCCTAATTCAGCCCTCATAGTACCCTCTAGCGTTTTGATTTCGATGTAAAGAACTTCACCGCCATATTGAGAAAATAAATTAATATCATTCCGATAGCGCCTAACCCAACTATCGGCGACTTTTAGGGAATCTCTTGTAAACTCCCAAGCTTCAACTACTACTGGTTTCTTTCTGTATTTCATTTTTATCACTCCTTTTATTGCTCTAATGCAAATCCAGCAACGTTAATTTGATTGAATACCGCTGAACGTTTTACTTGTGTACTAACGCCAAAGTAATCGAATTTCAATTCATTATCGTTGTTTTCAAGATTTTCAACACCTTCAAACTTCAATGTTTCACCTTTTAATAACCAAATAATTAATGATTTTTTATTCATGATAATCCCTCCTTTAATTTCTGCTATACCTATCCATCAAAGCAAAAGTCCTGTCTCTTTCGTCCGCTAACATTTTGTATTCGTTAGGCGATAACGTGTTAACCTTACGCTCTAAAACCCTGTCAAGCTCCTTTGAGCGACTGTACAACGCCGAACGTACTAACTCTTTGTCACTTTTAAGGCAAACGCCATCTTGCACTACTGTGATACGTGACACTTAATCAGCTCCTTTCGCGTATAAAAATAGCACTCAATCATTTTAATGACTAAGTGCTACAAAGCTTTTAGATATTCAACTATTTTTACTTCTTTCAGTTCCTTTGACTTAGAAATCAATTCTTTGGTAATGTCGATATCTTCTATCATCAACCTACCGGACAATTGATGGTGCAACTCATAGATGGCAGCAATGGAACCTTTGTGCTGCTCTAAGTTGCTTGGGATATAAAGCTCAATCATTTCCATTTCTTAACACCTACCAATCTATATAATGCGGTCATTGCATGTTGGCCAATCATTTCTTGGTTACCGACAAGTGATTTTCCGTCAACGATATTTCTAACAAATGAATCATAGTCCTCTTGAATATATGAATCGTGTTGTTTGAACTGCGGTGTATTTTGATAAATCATATCTAATACTTCAGAACGATTCTCCTTCAACTCTTTAACATAATTATCCTTGATATAGCCGTAAAAATCAAACGTTACGTTGTTCAAATCAGAATGAATTTCACGCCAATCCGCTGTCCGTTGTTCTTCGTTAAAACGATACTTCATAGCATTCTTACCAAAGTCGATAACCGAAGAACTATTCTCGAATCCTTTAATCTTTTGCAATCGTGGTAAATTAACAGACAAGTACTTAGGATATGCTGGCATTAATTTTTCATCGTTGATCAATGACATTTGATAGTGCGAAGCAACTTCTGTCATTGTTTCTTCAATGGATAACCAATCGTCAAAACTGAATTTTCCACGTTCTTTTGAAACAGGGACTTCTAGTCCTTGCATTTTCGAATGATACGCTTCGTGTAACGCTGTTTTGAATTGATAACTAGAAGAACGAGAATCATTTGATTGTAAAACAAATTCAGAAATGCTTGCTTTATCACCAACTCCAAAACCTTGAAAACCATTTTGACCACGGGCGCTTATTTGTCTAATTGAAACAGGAGCGTCTACTTCATATTCTGAAAGTAATTCCTTAGCGAATGTTCTTCTATCACCTTCAGCTTTATCATAAATATTTTTGACGTCAACTTGTTCAAAGTCTAATTCTTCCTCTTCCTCTTCCTCATAACCAAGTTCACTATCATCTGGCACAATCCCTGAACGACAATTAACATGAAATGGCGGTGCAGTTTTACCTGGTTGATAATCCACAAAAAGAAAAGTTTCATCATCAGCTTTAATTTTTTTACAAATATCAGTCGTTCGTTCATCCAAATGGACCAATATTTTATACTTCGTCAATCCAAATTCCATGTAACGCTTAGCTGCTGCATTGTTAATGATATTTGTTCCGTCGGTGCGAATTATTGCTTCTGAACGGGAACGTGCCACGTTGTACTTTTTACGTAATTCACGAGCCATATCAGCAGGACCTTGCCCACGAATGAACCCGTTTTTTAGCGTTTGTTTTAAATCGTCTGCCAAAGTATCGGTATTCCCCCACAAACTACTTGAATAGTTTTTGCCATTAAATGGCGTCTTAACTAATTGTTCTAACGCTGGGCGGTTTAACGTACTGGAGGAGTTACCGCCGGATATTTTTTTGTACACGTGTTGCGCTGTCTCTTTCAAATAGCTGTTAAATGACTTCTGAAGTGTTTGGTTCATTTTCCCTAGTTGCCATTCAAGATTAAGCTCCAACGCTTCAAGGCGTGTTACCTTACCGGCTCTATACTGTTCGTTCAAACGCTTCAATAAATCAGGGTCTTTTTCAGCTTGCTTGAAGTACTTTTCGGCATTGGCACGATAATCAGATAAATCTTCACGTGTGAGTCGTTTTTGCGCTTCCTGCATCGTGATTTGATTATCCTTAGCGTACTGTGCATAAAAGGCGTAAATCTCTTTATGGATGTTCTGACGGCCTTCTGTGTATATGGATTGCAACTCGTCAAAGAAGTCGATATCCGTACGATCTACGTAAGCCATGATTTCGTCGGTTCGTTTTTTCCAGTAAGCACTACTCTGCAACTTCATCTTCGATCACCGGCCTTCTTACTGGTGGTGTTTCTCCAACATCTTGATTAATTCTCTCCATCTCGACTTCGGCATCGATACCAGTGACAGTTGAAAGAATTTCAAATAACGTTTCGTCAGATACTTGACCCACTAATTGAGCAGCAAGCCCAACAATTTCAGCGTCTGACTTCGGCACATTGGCAGTAAAGACAATGTTTGTTTCGTTGATGTCATCATAGGCCGTTGAATCATTGCCTTTGATACGCCACACGTTGACCGCTAATCGCAAACGACGCATTAAGCCTTTTTCATAAAGTCTTTGCTGCATAACGCGTCGGTTGTCTGACCCCATTAATTTATATTTCATGGACTCCCCAGATGCATTACCTGAAAAGTTTGCATCTAAAGTATCTGGTGTAAAGGTAAAGCGTAAAATATCATTCACCAATCGTTGCTTATACTTTTCAGCGCCTTCTGTATCGTATTGCTTAACGACGTATTTTGCATCAGGTTGGGAGCCGTTCGGATTTGGATTGTCATCTAAAATCATGATTCTTGCTCGCTTAAACGCCAAAGAGACCGCTAAACGAGAGTTAGGGACAATGTTACCATCCGCATCAATATCGTTTTCGGCAGTGCCTGTATAAGGATTGCCCGTTACCATCAAAATGGCATCTAAAGAATCCTGTTGGAAGTTAGCCAATTCAGATTGTGATAAGTCGTAAGCGTCAATCGAATCAAGAACCGGCTCATAAGCACCTGTGCGATCCTCGTTGTTTGAATACTCATTGATTGGTACGCCATCAAACCAAACCTCGTCATAATCTTTTAACTTCAAACCGCTGATGTCTTGGTTATTATTGACGTACATATAAATCATGTCATTCGTGTAAACATTAATGAAATCTTTTCGAACCCCATCACCATAATCAATTGAGTAATAATAAACGCCAAATAATGATTTGTTATTAGTAGTGTCATCGTAAACAACAAATGTTTTTTCGGGATCTAATTTATTTAACTTAACGCTTGCTTTACCATCGATTAAATCAACCGTTAGCAATTCGTAAGCACGACCGTAAATGGATAAATCCGTCTTAATTAAAATATTGTGATACGCTTCGTTGTTTTCGCGGTTAAACGAATCAATTTGCTCTTGAAGCTCCGCCACCTCATTCTTGTATTGAACGGGTTGACCAAGCATGTAACCTTGCTCAAATATCGTAATGTACCTAGCAAAGTCACTAGCAATTCGATTATCTGCTGCATATTCGTCTGTCTTAGCTGGACGGTATTTGATATTGTTATCAGCTAATGCATATCTTTTTAATTCTTTTAACCGTGCTACTTGTTCATTTTTGTGACGATTAACAAACTTTTCAAGTCTTGTAATCCATATTTCTGATTCAAAATCGATAGCGTTAAAGTCTTCTTGTGCCATACGATAAACGTCGTTTGCTTTTTCGTGGTAACGCCCACCTCTTAAAAATGTTACTTTATTCACTTCGCACCCCTTTCTAGCCAAAGAAGAATTTGGCTGCTTCTGCTCTTTTTCCTGCGTCACTGCCCTTGATTTTGAATATCGCATTACTCAAGGCGTAACGAATCGCATCAATTGTGTGATTGTAAGTATCTACTGGTTTATTCAGATACTCATTTGTCTTCTTGTCTTTTTGCCATGTATAGTTATCAAACTCCTCGATTGTTTTGAAGCACCGCTCGTCGATTATTATCTTGTATTGTTGAATAAATTGGATCCCTGCCATGACAGAATCGGGACCTTTTTTTACTGGAATAATTCGGCTGATACCGTCTAAACGAATCTCTTCAATTGATTTCTTCTCAGCACTATCAGCGTTAATTTCTTCTTTCCCGTATCCTAAATCTTTTATCGTTTGGGAAATCTCATTGTTGAGCATGTGTTTCTTTACGTATTCTTCCATGATGTAGATTGTCTTTGTCGAATCATCAAGCTTCACATGCATGAAAGCAGAGGGATCATTAACGTAACCAAAGTCCAGTCCGAAGAAGGACGGTAAACGCTTTAGATCTTCCTTGTTTAACAACCTCTTCTCATAAGTTGGAAAAACGAGCTTATCAAGCGTCGCGAACTCACCAAGTGCATAAATTCTATAATACGCTGGGTTACGTTCCGCTAATTCCTCAATTGTTTCTCTTACTTCCTCGTCAAGGAATCGATTGTTTTTGTAGCTGGTATGATGAATTACTACTCGTTTAGGATTTAATTTAATTCCTTCTGCAAAGAAATGCTTAAAAACCCAGTTAAGTTTGCTAACTGGGTTGAACATTAAAAATATTTGTCTTTGCTTATGTTTTTTCTCACGCAAACGCAAAGTTAACTGTGTATAATCTTCTAAAGTGAATTCCGTAGCTTCTTCAACGACCGCATCAGAAATCCCTTTAACTGATTTAATCTTTTCCGGGTCGTCCATTCCTTTAAAAATAAATTCCGCACCATTCGGCAATGTGATTCGATAGTCCGTCATATTTACTTTGCAACGATCTAAAATACCTAGGTCTTCTAAGCACGCTTTAACGTCTGCAAAAATGGAATCTTTAATCGTGCTGCCGACTTTACGTAAAAAAAGAATGCGTCTAGGATGTTTCCAATCCTGACAAGCTTTGATAACAACTTTTTGAACAACCCCGTGTGACTTTCCGCTTGAAGCGCCGCCGTAATGGATCTCGGTAAATTTAGAATAATCAAAAAGAACGTTATAAATATGTTTATTGAAAACCTTTGAAGGAAAAGGGAATTCAAGAATGATTTTCGGACGTTTCTTAGTCTTCGTCATCGTCCCATTCACCAACCTTGATAACAATATCACCTGTATTCAAATCAACTTTATCAGTGAATAGCGCATAACGTTTTCCGATATCAACGGCTGCCGCACGTCTTGTTTGCACGCTTGGTCTTAAATCTACTACTTTCTGATATCCGTCACCATCAAGTAACGTTATAGGTTCGGTAATTTCTCCACGCATGACTGAGGTAAGGAATTCCATTACTTCTTGAGCAGTTGCAGTTCTTTCACTAGCCATTTCCTCGAGCTTTTCCTCTATATAATTTTTAACGTCAGCATTTCTCAGCAAACGCCCAGCATTAGTTGCAGCGGTATTATCCTTTTTTATGTGAGGGTATGCGGTTTTATAGGCTCTTGTGCCATTCATATCTTTCAACCACTCATCAGCAAAAATCTGATGTTTTGGGTTTTTTATCATGTCTATTCACCTCTTTTTCATAGAAAAAAGACACTTCCCATAACGGAAAATGCCTGTTCATAATATTTCACAATATTAGAATAACTCTTTAAATCGGCGCTTTCAAGACTATCGTTTGGACATTTATAAAATCAACTGTTCTAAATCCGAAAGACTATCAATCCCAAACAAGAAAACAGATAATTCTTCTAAAGCTTTTTTCTCATCACGTCTGACTGTCCTCTCGTCCATATTGTATAATTCTGCAATTTTTATTTTTGTAAACTCGTTTGGTGAAATATACAATTTATAAAGCACATCACATCTTCTGCTATATACTGAACCACGATTTTTACAGTATGACTGATATGACCCCCATGAATTATCGAAGTAATCCAGCATCTTCTTGGTTTTCGCTTTGTATTTCATAAGCGATCTTAAATTCAATTCTTCTGGATCAAAAATAACTTCCTCGAACGCTTCTAAATCTTCAGTTATTTCATCACAATGTTTTTGTAGCAAATGGTAATTTTTTAGAAGCATTTTTGTATTTCTTAAACGCCAATCTTTTTTGTGTTCTTTTTTCTTGTTATCTTGTTTCTGTTGTTCTTTCAAAACAGCCTCTACAATAATTTCTAGTTGCCCTTTCGTTAAACCGTTTTTCGACATTGAGCTACCTCCTTATAACTAGTCTCCAGATGATCTAGAAACATTGCCATCTGTTTGATTACGAGTGGATGATTACCATACTTATTACACATGTGGCCAACCGACTGAATAACCCAATTCCAGTAGTTATCACCTTGAATCGTGTATTTAGCGACTATTTGATTATTGGCATCCATCCACTTAATGACATCTTGATAAAAAGCATGGTAATCCATCAACTACAACTCCTCTATTTTGATATAAATCCCTGGCACCTCTCCCCAAAACTTCTCGACAATTAAACTAGAAATTTGCGCATCATTTTTATAGAATCCTAATTCCTCCATGCAATCCTCAAGTAATTTATTCATGTTACCGTTATCTGGTTTAGTGTATTTCCAATCCCCGTTTTGATGACCATTGATTAATGGAAATATCCACTTCGTTACCATTCGGACTGGTCCGGTTACTTTTTCAGGAGGAACATGTTTTGACAAATGAGCCGTTAATTTAGATCGAGCAGCAGCTAAGCTTTCTGGTTCATAAAAAATTGGAACGTGTTTATTTTTCTTCTTATCAAAAACGACACGGACTTTCTTTTGCTGATGCGTTGTTTCTGGTGGAATCATTGGCATAAAAAATTCAATCAAGATCACCAGCCCACCTTTCATCATCTGGAACATTACTAACATAGTAGCCACTAATATAATGTCCATCTGGCCCATCAATTGGAACAGGCTTTAATGATTTCGCTATATTAATAAACTTTTCTTTTCCTGATTCAGCAAGTAGTGCTATTTGTTTATTTTCTTCTGTAGAAGTCATTGGACTGACATTTACAAAATCAAACGGATGGAAAAATTCCAAAAAACTAGCTAATGCTTCCCATTCCGCAGAAGTTAAATCATTTTTCATTTTACAACCTCCTCAGTACCCATTTTCTAACCGCTCGTAGTTAATTTTATTTTTGTCGTAGTACGCTTGTTCGAGTTCTTGCGGTTTGATACCCAATTCTTTGGCGTAACTCGTGTAAAATGATAACAGCGATTTAAAAGAACCTAACTTATCGTACCCTGTTGCTAAATTGATTATTTTGTTTTGTAATGCCACATAAAGAGTATCCAGTGGATGCCTTGGATATCTAAACGATTTAATTAAACTTTCGTCAATCTCGTATTCTATCTGATTCGCCAAACTCAAAATAAAATGAAGTGCGTCTGAACATTCTTCGATTAGTGTTAGGCGGTGGGCTTGTTCATATGATATTTGATAAGCCGCTCCTTTTTTATAATCGTAATAACCAATAATTGGCGTCCCTTCGTAATCCCAATCAACATCGAATCTATCGTAATCAATCTTGCCCTTATTATCCTTCCAAAACTTGAAATGTTCTGCACAATTCGCAACCTCGGCAATCTCCACGCTCAAAGCGATTAACGTTTTATTAAATCTTTCTTCTGCCGTCATTGGGGCTTTGTCTGCAAGGATTGCTTCGTCTAGTTTTGCTTGCATGGCTTGTAGTTTTTTAAAGTTCATTCTTCTTCCCTCTCCTTCAAAATCGTTTCAACAATCAGAAGCATCTTATGTATTACAATTGCATGTTCCATTTGACCACTCCTATGTTATTTTAATTTCATTTTTTGACCATTTTTTATTTTCTTTTTCCGCCAACTTCATGTCTCCGTCTTCCCTTTATGTCTCTCTTTCCCTGAAAGGGAGAGAGACATAGGGAACGGGACACAAGCCAGACAAGGGTTTGAGCGTTGTGGAACACTAATGAACGCTATTTAGAAAGACACGCAGACATCGTTTATCGGAACGCTAATGAACGCTATTTAGAAAGACACAAATATTAATCTTCTTTCTTAGTCATTGTTCCACCTAGTGCTTCAAACTTTTCGTGTTTCTTAATTCGTTTATAAAGAGCGCTTTTTGATATTTCTAAGTAATCGGCGATTTGACTAACTTCAATTGAAGTTTCCCCTGCTGCTAAAATATTAAAAGCTTCTTCCAATTCTTTACTCGCTTTTTCCGAACGAGATTCATTTGATTTTTGAACGCCCTTTTTCCATTTTTCTTTTGGATCATCTTCCAAAGAAATATCTCCTAATGAATCATCTAACACATGAATCGGATATTTGAACCAGGCATTGATTGATTTCATTTTCGGGAACTCTCGCAACGTACCTTCTAGTCTCCAGGCACTCGCTTGCCTTGCTAACTCAACTGCTTTTTTTCGATTGTTTTCAATAATGCTTAAAACTTCTTTGGATTTAATTGCACACATTAAGTGGTAACTCATTTGTTTAACGCTGAAAGTATCATCTAAACTGACGTCGTTGTATGTCGGATTATACGTTTTGATTGCAGCGTTGTACGTATCACAAACTGCTTGATTTTCCAGTTGCGTGTATCTGTCTTCAGTAACCGGTAATTCAATCAAATCTAAAATCGCATCTGGATCGCGTGCGAATACACCAGAACCAGAAGAGCGGTCCATTGAATTTTTCCCACTTTGAGAACCTTTTGAATGGTGATGACAATAAATTACTGAACAATTTAATTCTGTTGCGATTTTATCGAACTGATTTGTAAAATTGGCCATCTCATGAGCGCTGTTTTCGTCACCGGTTAACACTTTATAAATTGGGTCAATGATCACTGCAATGTATCCTTCTTTTTGTGACCGTCTAATTAATTTAGGTGCTAACTTATCCATCGGACTTGTCTTGCCACGTAAATTCCAAACATCAATATTATGTACATTTGCATGACCTTGACCTAATTTGTTATAAATTTCAGCGAATCGCATTTTAGCAGAATTGGCATCAAGCTCTAAGTTGACGTATAAAACTTTGCCTTTCACACAATCAAAACCGAACCACTTACGACCTTCAGCAATTGCAATAGCCAGTTGAATTAAACTGAATGACTTACCGGCTTTTGATGGACCAGCGATTAACATCTTATGTCCTTGTCGTAACATACCTTTGATTAATTCGGGAGCTAACTCAATCGGTTTATCGAATAAATCAGAAAGATTTTCTGGATCAGGAAGATTATCATTCATGTCTTCGATGTATTCTTCCCATTCTTCCCAACTTGATTTACCGATGTTTGTATCAATTAAGAATTGCTTTTTATCTCCACGCATGAAACCAGGCAAGCGACTCAGTCTTGATGGATTCTTATTTTGCTTATCCACTTTCAGACCGTTTTTTTCAACAATTTTGTAAAGGTAGTCCACTCGTTCCTGGTATTGCGGATAATTGACTGCATCTACTTTTACGATAGCGTGCAAACTTTTACTTCCACTGTAGGTTAAAGCGACAACTGGTAATTCCAATTCTCGAATGATTTCATTCTGTTGCTCAATGCTCATATTGTCTGATTCGACTAAAGCATATTTAAATTCAGTGACGTTGGTATTTTTAACACCTTCGCCATCAAGTGGATTAAAACGAATCCAAGCTCCTGTATTGATATTTGGATCACCCATCACGGCCCCGATATCACCGTTGGTATTACGTAACCCTTGGATAATATCACCTGCAGTTTTCGTATAAACTCCCGTTGATTTAGGAATCCATTTTTCAACTTCACCATTCGTGTGAAGATAGCCATCGTTCACGTAACCGATGATGTCGCCAGGGTTAAATACTGCTTCAAGGTAATCAATGATTTGTTGTGATGGATTCCAAAACTTTGGCTCATGGATATCTTGACCCATCACCCAATCAGTATTGATTAATTTGTAACCTTTATTTACGTCAGTAGCGATAAAACTATCGTTCCAGTCCAAGAAAGAATCGTCGGCATCTTCCCATTGGCTACGCCACCCATTTTCTTTTGCTAATTGCGTAATCGTAGCGCCTGTGACTGGAGAACCTGTCCCTTGAAACGAATTCCATTTCTTCTCACACTCGCCATCATGATAACGAGAAGAATCTTTTTGGCTCCATTCTTCCCAATCGTTAGCAGTGTATCCTTCATGTTTAAGGGCCATGCCGACGTTAACCCATTCTTGATAATCGAGAGCTGCTGGATCTACGAATTCCAACAGCTCAATTAAATCTAATTTGTTTTCCAAGTAGTATCACCTGCTTTCTTTGGTATAATGGTAAAAAAATGAAAAGGAGTGTTCTTATGTTAAAAAATATTAATGTTAGTTTTAGAAATGGTATTAGGATGATTGATAATATCGATATCCCAAATTCCTGTCCACATTGTGGCGAAGTATTACAACCGAATGTAATATCTGCTACATCTCACTATCAATCCACGGATGAATTTAAAACTATAGGTGTGTTTTTGCAATGTACTTCTCAAGACTGTCTTAATTACTTTTCTCTTCATTTCGAATCAGATTACACCTCAGGATTACTATATAAACTTATTCCATACGCGTACAGACCGCCAATTAAAATCGAGCTTCCACAAAACATAGAAAAAGTTTCAGAAGCATTTGTTGAAATTTATACACAAGCTACTAAAGCTGAAGCAGAACAACTAGATCAAATTGCTGGAGTTGGATATAGAAAATCTCTTGAGTTTTTAATCAAAGACTATGCAATAAGAAATAATCCTGATAAAGAAGAAAGCATTAAGAACAAAATGTTAGGACCTGTTATTTCTGAATATCTAACAGATTTTACTAAAATCCAAAATTTAGCCAAGGCTGCAACTTGGATAGGAAATGATGAAACACACTACGTAAGACGACACGATGATAAAGATATACGTGATATGAAACAGTTTATAAGATCAGCATCGCAATTTATAGCTGCTGATTATGATGCTGATTTAGCTGAGGAATTTATTAACGAATAAGTTATTGTTCTTTATTCTTCAAGTACTGAATCAACATACGATTAGTTTCAATTGCCTTCTCTAATCCATGAGAATTTAGTTCTAGCAATGCTTCTAAAAATACAATTCTCTCTTTTAATTCTTTAATTTCTTGTTCCATTCAATATCTTCCTTTCTATTCCGGCACATATTCCGTAGGTCTAACACCTGCAGGCAATCGCCATCCATTCGCTGCAATACGATTAATCATCTTACTTGCACCTTCGAATGGCCATGTCCCAACATTTTTAAAGCCACGTTGTTCCAATAATCGAATCTGTTTTGGTGTAGCTAGTCCTGCTTCTTTCCGTTTTTGTAGACGGTCAAGCATGAGACTGGCTTTTCCTGCGTTATCAATAGCGTCAGGCATGATACCTAATTTTTCTAAGGCACTAACTTGTTTTTCTGATGGTGGTCCCATTTCCCAACCGAAGCTAGGTACATAGCTTGTTAAATCTTCCGCTTGAATCGACATTTCAAATTGCAATGGATCCACAAGACGTTGTTTTCTTTTTCTCATTTCAGCCAATTGTTTCGCTAATGCTTCTTCTCGTTCAGAAATGACATCTTTTTCTGCTTGAACTTCTGCTTGTTCAATATCCACTGCTAAGCCATCAAGTCCAGCTTCTTCAATATTCTCAGTCATTTTCTTGGCCACATCGTCGCTACTTGCAATTAGATGAGCTGGATGACATAACTCATGGCGTTCCACATGCCAAAGGAAATCTAATAGTAATAAGTTTTCTTTCCCCGGGAACAATCGTGTTCCACGTCCGACCATTTGCGAATAAAGCGAACGGACTTTTGTTGGTCTTAGCACCACAATGCAATCAACAGATGGACAATCCCAACCTTCGGTAAGTAACATCGAGTTACAAAGTACATTGTATTTATCGTTTTCAAAGTCTTCTAAGACTTGTGCACGATCTTTTGATTCGCCATTCACTTCTGCTGCTCTCATTCCTTTTTCGTTTAAAATATCTCGGAACTTTTTGGAAGTCTTAACTAAAGGAAGAAACACTACTGATTTTCTATCAGAACAATGTTTAACCATTTCATCCGCAATTTGATGCAAGTAAGGATCTAATGCCGTCCCTAAGTCTCGCGTACTAAAATCTCCAGCTTGTTGGGCAACAGATGTTAAATCTAACTGCAAAGGAATGGTTAAAGCTGTGATTGGTGAAAGGTAACCTGATTTAATTGCAGCAGGTAATGAATACTCATAGGCAAGTGATTCAAAGTAAGTGCCTAGATTTTGCATATCTCCACGATCTGGTGTAGCTGTAACGCCAAGAACATTTGATTCTTCGAAGTGATTTAATACAAATTGATAACCGGCACTAATACAATGATGGGCCTCGTCAACAATAATCGTGTCAAAATATTCTGGTGGAAATTGTCTTAGTCTTTTTTCTCGTTGCATCGTTTGAACAGAACCAACGACTACTCTGAAAAAACTTCCTAAGCTTGTATTTTCTGCTTTTTCTAATGCCGTTTTTAGTCCAGTAGACTTTTCTAATTTTTCAGAAGCTTGGTCCAGTAATTCGCCCCGATGAGCTAAGACGAGCACACGCTCGCCTAGTCTCACACGGTCTTCAATGACCTTACTGAACACAATTGTTTTACCGCAACCCGTGGGAAGAACGAGTAACGTTTTTTTCCGTCCTGATTCCCATTCCTGTTGGATTGCAGACCTTGCTTCTTCCTGGTAAGGTCTAAGTTTCAATTGAATTACTCCTCCTTAAAATGCTCCGGCTTGAAATCCACCAGGGTTTTGTGTTTGCTGTGGCGCTTGATTAAATCCTTGTTGTTGATTGAAAATTGGTTGTTGTTGAGTTGGTGCTTGATTAAAATTCTGTTGCGGTTGAACTGGAGGAGTATTATTTACTACACCTTGATTAGCAGAGCCCTTTAAAAATTCTTTGATACGGTTGTTTTGACGTTCTTCACCTTTGCTGATATAAGAATTGATTTCCAACTTCACGCGTCCTTGTGAACCGATGACAAGTGACCAGTTCGGATTGAATGGTTGTCCAATGACTGGCGTTTGACCGATTGCACTAAAGAATTCCGTTAACTTCCACTGGAATTTCTTCATCATGTAAAGACGTTCTTTGACAGTCGTTTTTCCTTCGGCACCCGAAACTTCAATCGATAATTCGGCGTAAGGCGCTCCGTTCGGGATCTTGTCGCTTTGACCGTCGTAAATTTTACGTTCCATTCCTGTTACCGTAAATTGATACTCACCTGCAGGCAACAAAGCAAAGGTACTTTCCTCTGCAATAAAACCTGTGTCCCATCCTAAAAATTCATTTTCGTTATTCATTTATATTTTCCTCCTTAAAATGCTCTAATTTTTGTATTTAATAAATTCATTGCTGCGGACCAATTCGTTACTAAGTAATCCCATAAATCGCTAGGCACATTTTCCACTGGTGTATCAACTGGCATAAAGCCACCTGTATGAATCACTGCCATTATTTCTTCGGTTGTAACATGATCCAATTGCATTAAATCAGCAATTGATTTCGGGATATGTGGAGATACTTCCACAATTGCTTCACGTCCAAAATCAGGTTCAATCACTGGTTGCGTGTTTACTTGTGGTTCTGTTGCGAGTGGTTGTTCTGTTTGAGTTTGGACTGGACTAATGGCCATAGTTGCTTCGTTGATGATTTGAGCAATTTGCCCATAATCAAACGGTAATTCGTCAGCTAATCCCATGCGATTTTTGGCATCCCATGCAGGGCGGTGAGTAGTAAACATCATACGTTGACCGCCTGTTGCTTTTTTACTATTGGTTTTACTATCTGTAATCACAATCGTTTTGTAGTTGGCGAATAAAACCATATCAGCCCATTCTTTTACAAGTGGAGCTGTTTTCTTTTCGAGTTTCAACTCGTAACGGTCGAAAGCTCCCATTTCATCTGGTTCTTCTTTTTTACGTAACCAAGCATGAGCGGTCACAACAACATGAATCCCCTGATCAATAATGTCACTTAGTTTGTTCAACAAGTTTCCAAATTCTTTTGATAAGGCGATATACTTAGTCCCATAATCGTTTGAGCTATCCGTCCATTTTCCTTGGGCCATTAAATGACGTTTACAAATTTCTTCAGCCCAGTCGATTGTGTCGATAACAAGAGTCTGACAAGGTTTGTTTTGCTTCACGAACTCCACTTGCTGGAGTAACATCGTCCAACTTGTAGGCTTATCAAAACGCTGTACGTTCATATGTAACGTTGAATCCTCAGTATCAATGAAGAGTGGATTCGGAAACTGACTGGCAAAGGTAGACTTCCCAATCCCTTCCACTCCATACAAAACAACCTTCTGTGCTTTTGGTACTTTTCCGCTACTAATATTCATTAAAATGCTGCCCCTTTCCATGTTGGTGTTATTGGTGGTACTGGTGTATCTGTTTTAGTTGTTGGTGCAAATGAATCAGCATGTGCTTGTTGTTGCGTTAGTGCAGCCGTTTCATCTTTAATGACATAACCATCTTCGATAATAATTTGGCACTCCTCCCCTGTTGAAACACGTGTGGCAATGGCTTGAAGCCCTTCTTGTTCTAACCACTTAGAAAACTCGTTGAGCGTGATCATATCCATTTGTTCCAGCTTATCCAGGAGAACAAAGCCACATTCTGGTTTTAATTTCCGTACAATTGCAGTCGAGACTTTTAGTTGGTCAGAACCACTCATATCCGTCCAGCCTTGACCGTTATAAGTCAATTCACCATCTTTGACTGACAGACCAGGTAATGGTAATTCAGCGTTATCTAACAACTTCATCCGTTGTTCACGAATCGCTTTAATCGCTTCGTCTAGTTCTTTGTATTGATTTAGATAGTTCTCAGCATCTTGTTCCGCTTTTTCTTTATCAAGATTGGCACGAACCTTTAAGTTGATTTGTTCCACGTTTTGAAGGCTATGCTCGAGCTCGGCAGTTGATTGGTCTTGTAAGTCCTGTGCTGAAGTTTTTGCAATGGATAAATCATTTTGAGTAACTTCATGCTTAGCAATCATTTCCTGTAATTGATTTTTCACTCGTTCGATTTCTTGTGCTTCATAATCAAATTGGGTTTGTAGCCTTTGTGCGTTCTCACGTTTGCGCTGATTTTCGCCATTGATCGCTAGAATCATTTGTTGCTGCTGAATTAATTCCATCGTAGAAACTAAATCACTCGGCGCATCAGGATAATGGATTTGTTCTTCGGCAAACTTTTTCTTTTGATCCGCAATCCGTCCAATTTGATAGCGCTCGTTGTAGATTGCTTGTTCTTCCATGTCTAACTTAATTAATTCTTCACCAATACCGATTATTTGCAGTAAGGTATTCGCTTTTTCTTTGCTTGTTGATTCCATGAACTTTGGTAAATCAATGGCTAACTCTTCCACAAAACTATTGAGGAGTTGCTGACCACCTTTGTTCCCTTGTGGATCCAAAACAGTTAAGGAACTATTCTTGCCTTTACGTTCTACGATGAGTCCGTTTGACATGGTAATTCGTAAGTTTGGTGGAGTTACAGAGCCTTCACGGTGTGGGTTTGAAGGTTTATACTTATTACCGCCCAAAGCCCATGCAATCGCATCTAGGACGCTTGTCTTACCTTGATTGTTATTCCCTCCTAAAATAGTCAAGCCGTTTTGTGTTGGTTCGATTACTACTGCCTTAACACGTTTGACGTTTTCAATTTCTAGGTTGTTAATTTTGACTGACATGTGCTACACTCTCCTTATATTCATCTTTTTTTTTTTGACTGATTAGCTTTCCGGCGGTC